TTCAATATCCGGCGTTGATACTTTTTGTTGGTCTGTACCGCGCATCACATATACAGAACGGCCACGCTGTCTGACTTGTGCAATCCACATTAACGCGCCGTCAACTTCTGCTAGTGAGTCGCCAGAAGCGCAGCCAACCTGCGTGAACCCGTTATCGACCGGAGAGAATGGGGAACCGGGCGGTTCATTCTTTGCATCGTAGAAAAACTCTGTTGACCACTCTTTGAATGCAACAAGGTAATTTAGAGACTTCGCTATCGCCTTGCCCGCGCCGTTTTCCGCTTGGGCGGCCACATATTCCAGCGCCGTCCAGCTTGCGGGGTTATCTTCCTCCGAGTTGTAAATCACGCCGTTAACGTCCATCACGCAGAAATAGCCGTTTAGGTACGCAATGCCGGGGACAGTGTTTCTCCCGCCTGCGGCGGTTATTGTTCCGGTAGCTGGGGTCGTAGGGCTTCCCGCAATGGTAAAGGTAAACGATGCGCCTATTGGAGTGCCAGCTAAAACTGACTGAATGGTTCCCGTCGCTGGTGTTATTGGGTTAGTTGTTGTTGTTGTTGAGGTCGCGGTCGCGCCGTTAGCAAGGGTGTACGAAAACGAAGTGCTGTTAATAACGGTGCAAGCGAATGCGCCGTTGTACGCCTCTTGAGTACACCCGCTTATGACTACGATTTCATTGTTAACCCTGCCGTGCGCCCCCGATGTTGTTACGGTTGCCGTACTGCCAAATGATGTGATTGACGATATTGAAACTGAACTTGCGTCTGCCTGATAAGTATTAAACGAACCATAGTATTGAATGTAAGCGTCGGGGCTTGGGTAAAGGCCGTTGTTAAATTGGAAATATCTTTCCGTCTCATTTACATCGGTAACTGTAAAAGTTGAATTGCCAAGATTGAAAAAGTTAATTCTTACCGTTTCCCCAATGACTGGCAGCCAAGGAAAGCGCGGGTCTGTACAGTAAATTCTAGTTTGGTCGTCTAGGCCAGGACTTGATGAAAAAGTTACAGCCGACCCAGCAGAATAAAAACGATTAGCCAGTTTCGGCAAACCCGTCGCGGGGCTTGTTACGGAATTAAAGGTCTCAGAGGTTGAGACAGATGTGCTAGTGGTTACGGTGTAACTAAACTGCGTTGCGCTAATATAGGCAATGGTAAAAGTGCCGTTATATTCCGGCTGGCTTGCGCCAATAATTTTTACGCTATCCCCGTTTTTGTAGCCGTGTGGACTGTTTGTGGCGGTTGCTGTTGCGGTTGTGCTTGATCGTGTAATGGAAAGCAGAATCGGATTACTAGAAATCACAGTTGACGAAGTTACGCTTGTAACCGTCTGCGCGCCGTTGTACGCGCTCGGAGTCGCCCCCGCTATCGTAACTGTTGACCCGACCTGAAAGTTAGCATCAATCGGCAGTGTAACCGTCGCCACCGTTCCTACGCGTGTAAGGCTTGTTGCCGTGACCGTGTACGTGCCCGGATAGTCAACATCGGTGATTTGTGTAACCACACCAGCAGGAGTAACTGTCCACGCCTGTGATGCGTTCTTAATCATCAGCAACGAGGACGCAGCGTTGCTTCCTGAATCTTGCGCGGTGAATTGTAAGCCAGCGTTAGTCGGGGAGAGGTTGGCAGAAGTTAAGGCGGGCGTGTAAGAAAACGCGGTTGCGCCAAAATTCATAACCATCGTTGAAGCAATGCCCGTTGCTGATATTGACAGCGTGGGGAACAATGCGCCTGTTGGTACGTTAGAACCCGAAGCGGTGTAAACCAAAACGCCATCACGATAAAACTTAATCGTTCTAGCGTCAGCGTTAATCAGCAAGCCCGCGATTGTAGTGCCAGAAGCAAACACCGAACCACTAGCAAGGAAAGTGCTGTTGTAATTTATCCTGCTATCGTTAAAGCTAGTCCTTAGCTGGTAGCCAATCGCGTCGGGGCTTTGGAAGGCGTAATTTGTTAAATCAAACGAAGAATTTGCAACGCCTACGCATATCACATCGTTGATGTTGGATAGCGTGGTAAACTTTGCCTCAAAGTACCATTGTCCGGTTGTGATGCCCTGCGTTGCCCTGACTGAGCCGCTAGTCAAAACGGATGCCGTAAGGTTGTTGCCAGAAAGCGTAATCGTCGCAGCCTTGTCTGAGGGGTTTAGCGTGGCTAACGGGTATGAAGTGGGAGCCGCGCCTTGGTTGAATATGTCCCCAATCACGCTATTAAGTACGCCCGACCACCAATACAACAACTGCGCCACACCAACGCGAATCAGCGAGCCAATCGCCAAGCCCGGACGCTTACGAACTACCGAAAACTCACCAATAGCCTCAACCAGTCCATTTTGAACGCGGCCACCTTTAGCTAATGTGCCGTCTTCAGACTGGATAGATGTTGCTAAAGGCGTTCTCACGGTTCGTCGGTAATGATGTTAGAACGATACACGCCAATTAAAATTGGCAATTCGGTGTAGGCTTTAATTGCTTGCGAGTTCATGCGCTTGATATTGTTTTTTGTCTCTTTTGCAATTTGCATTAAATCGGGCGTTACTGTCGCCTGAAATTCAGGGGCAAGACGGATAGCAAGGTTGTACGCCAGCGCATCCTCCCATCCGGGAGGAAGCGTCACGGTATCCCCAAGCGCGAAGGCTAAAACAGGTGTACGAGTCAGCAGAACAAGCGTAGAGCCAGTTGTGGGTACGGGATAGACGTATATTGTGCCAGTTGGCATTGACGGCTGATAGTAGGCAAATTCCGGCCATGTCGATGACGAAGCCTTGGCACAAATGGCCGCGTACTCGAGCTGGTTAAGCATCCGGACGTCATACGAATAGCCGTTGTTCAGCACGTATGCGTCTAGTATTTCGACTGGCCGTGTTGTGGCCAAATTCCCCGCAGGGCCAATGGTGTAGCTTGACTGATTGGCGACTAGCGTTAAGTTTTCCGTGCGAGTCGCGTAGCACATCAGCCGTTCATTGCGCCAAGAATCCAACATGGCGTTCAACGCTTCTAGGGCGTCAGTGCGCTCTTGTGTGGTGGGCGCTTCGCCGGCGTTGGTCTGGACTAAAAGACGTAACGCACGGTCGATCAGAGTGGTTGAAGTAGCCATTATTTTTTGAACGGACGCCCGCGTTTAGGGGTTTCGGTGGGTTTCGGCAGATACCAAGCGTTCTCAGGCGAATTGGGGTCTACTTTCCAGTCGCGCTCTAAATGCAAGTTAAGCTGCGTGTAGTCGTAGACATGGGTTGCCCCGTTTTCTTCGTGAATCAATCTGAGAATCATTGTTTATCTCATGGTTTGTAGTTAACGAGGTAGTCGTGATACGTGCCGCCGTAGGTCTCGCCCTTCGATCCGTTGTGAACAAGATTCAAGCGGGGCGGACACCAAATCGTGTTACCCATCTCATGCCAACGGCGACTAAAGGCAAAGTCTTCACCGTACCAAATGCCGTTATGTGCGCCGTGGTTGAATAAATCCACGTTCCCCTCATCGCCTAGACGCAGTTCAGGGTATGCCACAAGAAACTGAGCAATTGCCAATCTTGACACACGAAGGAAGCCGGCAGGGACAGCGAGCATGTCTACGCAGCCATCCTCACGCACCATCGGGCGTTTATTGGGGCCAAGTAACGGTATGCCCATAAAGCGCACTTCGTCGTGTGTTTTGTAGCGATAATTCCCCGCTACAACGTCGCCCTCTGTTTCGAGAATGGTAATTAAATCTTCGGGTTCCCACGACATATCGTCATCAATAAAGACAACGTGCGTAGCGCCCCATTTCAAACACTTACCCAGAGCCGTAGCCCTTGCCCCCGAAATGTAAGGGCAACCAATCTCCCACACAGCGGAGTGCTCCCACCCCGCCGCGTCAAGAGCAGGAACAGACCGTTCCCAAGCCGCTAAATTGGCTGGATTCGGTCTATCCCTAGTAGGGCTGCATAGAGCAACCCTCAAGCCGCGCCTTTCCAAAGTCCAAGCGCTTGCAGTGTGTTACCAATTTCGATCAGATATGCCATCTGCGCTGTTGACAGGGCGGTAGTGGATGCCGTGCCAATAACGGAAGTTGCTTGTGATGCTCCGGCGCGTTGCGTAACGGGGGTTGTCCCAAAAAACGCAATTTTGTCGGTTGAACTGATGCCCATTTGCATACCGTCCGGGCTGTTATAGCCCAACGATTCAAAAGATGTTGCAATTGCCATGATTTGCTCCTAAAAGGTGGAAAACAGGGGCCGAAGCCCCCGTGATTAGTTCGTGATACGCGAAGCCCAAGCCGGACGCATTGCGAGGAAGCCCCACAAGATGTCAATACGCATCAACATTTCGTCGTTGCGAATATCCGAGGCTTGCCACACACGCAGCGAGAGACCGTCTTGATTCATGCGGGTACACTTGATCGCGTCGTCCATCAGCGGCAAATCAGCTGTAACAAAAGCAAACGCTTCTTTGTGGTACATGAGGTTTTGACGGTAGGCGGTGCTTGCCGTCCCTACGAAGGTCATTGCCTTGCTGTTGAAGTCGGTAGTTGCCAAGACAGCACCTGCCGAGGAGCAGACGTTTTGCTTCGCACCGGACAAGAAAGTAGGCGGCGAAACAGCAACAGCACCAGTAGACGCGGCGGTCGCAACGAACTGCTGCAAGTACCCGAGAGACTGCTTTGTCTCAGGGTGGCAAGCAAACACGCCAGCAACGGTGAATACGTCGCCTTTGTTAATGTTGCCGTCCGTCGAGTTCATCGTGATGTTTGTACCACCGTTGGTCACTGCAGCCGAGGCCGATGTGTTAACGGTAACGTCCGAACCCGTGGTATGCGTGTAGGTGCGGTCATTCTCGTAAAAGGTCGCCATCTGATTCTTGCCAATGTAACCCTCGCGGAATGCCTCCTCCACTGTACCTTGTGGGCTAAACAGTGGCTTGATACCGTTGGTCAGGGATGCCATCGTGCCGGAATCCAACTGCAAGAAGCGGTTGCCGTCTTTCGGAGCCAAGCCCTGATTCAAACGAGCGCGGGCAATACCGATAGCGGAGGTGTCTGAGAAGCCAGAAGTCACCGTGCCGACTGCCGTGCCTGCTGTACCAGCGACGTTGTAGGTGGCTTGGGTAGCGGCCAACAGACAATCACCGTCAATACGTGAGGTCAAGACAGACATAGCGGGTTCAATGTAACGCTTGCTCAGTTCGTCGATAGACAAAGCAAGTTCGGTCGAATTGAAACGCATGTCAACGTGGTACTGAGACGCAACGGTCAACGATTGCGTGGTTTCTTCCTGGTCTTGCGCGTCCATAACACGCGAAGCAGTTGTTACCGTGTACTGGTTAGGATTACGCAAACGGAGTGTGTCGCCGATCTTTGCGCCTGTTTTGGCGTAAGAATCGTCGTAGCTGCGGGTAGTTGTACCCACGAAGGTGGCCTTTTCGTGCGCGATACGCAGCGCCTCTTTGGCCACCATATCAATGGTGCTTAATGTATTACTCATTTCTTTTCCTTTGGTTTAGAGGTTACTTAAACCGCGCCATCTCTTTGCGTCGATTAGCAACAAACTGATCCCACGGCAGATTAAAGGTGTCTGTCTTGACAGTTGCCTTTGTGCCATTGGGTTTAATGGGCGGTGGTGCGTTGGTTGGTGTGACGGGCGCACTTAACTTTGTCTCAATCTTGGCAATCTCACGAACTTGCGCGGCTGGTGACAGCCTTGCGATGCGGTTTACTTCGTTCGGGTTTTGCCCGAGGAAATAGGCAACTTCAGCCACCAATGGCGACTCCAAAACCGCCTCTTCCATCATCTGAGGCATGGCAAAGGTAGTCGCAACTTCAGCCCAATCGTCATACTTGCTAATGGCCTCATCAATCTTGGGGCGCAATGCTTCAGCACGTTTGGCGTTTAACTGCTGTTCTTGAAACTGCAGCAGTCTTTGATTCTCGTTGGCAAAACGCCTCTCGATAGCTTGATTGGTTTTCCAATCGGTTAGGGCTTCGGTGTAGCTTTCGTAATCTTGAAACTGAGACAGGTTAGGTTTCCCATCCGGTGCGGCTTGTGGCTTTGGTTGCGTCACTTCTAACTGACGTTCGGCAGCAAGTGCCCGTGCCATCAGTTGTGCGCGTTCGTTAGCCTCTCGCTCGAACCGTCGAGATTCTTTTGCGAGCCGTTTCTGAACGATCTTGTCTACCTCAGATTGAGATAGCATCTTTTCATGGGCTTCCGGCGTTTCTGTAACTTCAGGAGCCGCCGTGGTTTCCTGAGTTGGCGCTACGGGTTCCGGTGTAGCTACCGGCGTTTCTACGGGCGCAATTGCGCCGTCAAATACATCAGACATTTACAGTTCCTTTTAGGAATCCTAGCTGGGCGCTAGTGCCTTTACTGCTTAGAAGTAATACGAGACATTCAGAATCGATGATGCGGATGTGCGGATAAATCTCAGAGCGGTTAGGTCGCCATCATAGACAAGTTGGTCAGGGTATTGGGCTAACAAAAATCCGACCGTGGACGTCGGTGCTGTGCCGTCATCACGCCAGCGAACCTCACCACCTTCGCA